GGTCACCACCTGTGTGCGTCCCATCATAATATGCATCCTTAAATCCCATTTGTATTCCTCTTTAATAGTATTTATACACACTCTGTGGTATTTTATTTCATCATCATATATTTAAGTGTTCCTTATATCTCCCTTATGCCCTGGGTGTCCGTATCATAAATGCTGCTAAGCTAGAGAGCTTGGTAGCCGTTTCATCCTATCAATTAATCTATCTGCACGATTGCCGACCTGTCCATACCAATCACTATTCTTCATCTCGGCTGCGGCAACTTGATAATTTTTTCCATTCACACCAAATTTCATCAATTTAAATTTGCTCAGTCTGGTTCTGCCCAGGTTGAACATCATATTGCCAATTATTAGCCGAACTTCACATGGCAGAGTGTCAAAGTCTGGGTATTCAATCCTGCAATCAGCCAAGACGTTTGCACAATCCTGAGCAAAAGCCTGTTCAACTCTAGCCTTACTGACGGGAGTATCGTCTGGTTTGCCGAATTCGGGATCACTTGGCAGGATCAAATGGCCTATGCCAAAAGTAGGAAAACCAAGATGATCTTTATAAACTTTATACTTCACGCCCTCATCAATTTCTAGTTCCGGCCTTAAAGTTTTACAAAAATCACCACAGTCTTCGGGTTCAGCCCTTTCTTTAACATCGGCAGTGTAGTTTGAGTAAACACTCCACTTAACTAATAACTTAAAATCCTGAACTACTCCAGGGACAGGATTGGGCCGCCTCAATACCGCCCTTATCCGAGCGGCACCCTTGGGAACCCTGACCGCAATTATTTTAAGTTGGGCTTTAGTTAATTTTAATATTCCAGCCTTCTTAAACGAATCAGCAGTCTGTTGGGTATTAGCGTCTAAATCTTCGGCGGTAAATGCAGTCCAGCCTTTATCTATCTTGTGAATAAATTTTGAGCCAGGTGGTGCTACATTATTACCTGACCCCGGCCGGACGACATTTTTCACTCCATCCCCCCTATCATTCTGCGCGGCTCTTATTTCAACAGTTAAATCCGTCCACCAAGTCCAAGTCGTGGTTGCCGTGCCTGAGTACATTACATCCGGTATTTTCCATTCAATATTGTCCGCCTGCGGAGCCGATATGTTTACGATCAATTTTTTAGGGGCAACCCTAAAAGCACCAGTGTCTTCGATTGGCTGGTCTTTAGTAACTGCGTGTCTAGCGCGAGCGCTGTTGATTCCATCAATCATTGCAGCGACATATGGATTCTGGTTCACCTTAGACAGTGGCTCTCCCAAGGTCAATTCTATTGGTTTTTTAACTGCATCTGCTATTGTCTTGGCCGGGACTCCCGGTGACTTTTCAATATTTGCACATACCGAACATATATCGCCAGTTAAACGGCTTAAATCTTCCGATACCGTTTCAAATGCGCTGCTAACAAGACCATCTAAACCACCTTCTATTTTTGATATTGCACTTCCAAACTCTTTGGTGATTTTTGCAACAGCAGAATTAAAGACATCTGATCCAGGGATCATCGAAGTGAGATTTTTGAGCTCTGCCTGTAAGTTTATCGTAGGAAGGGTTGGTATTTCTGCAAGACCTGCTTTCATTTCATCAAGCACCCCGCCGAGTTCCTCTTGGGCTTTTTCGACCACTTCTTCCATCACTGTTGGCACAAAATCCAACATCTCAATTATCTCTTTCTTCGAGTCTCGAAGCTTCTTCAAGACATCATTCACCTCAGCCGTAACGCCGCAAAGATTTCCATTTTTAAAATCAGTCATTATAGTTTTTCCTTACGGGCCCGCAAAGGTGTTTATTGAACCAGATGCAACCACTGTGCAACCAGATACATCGTCACCTATTCTTCCACAACCTTTACCATTTATAAACACCGTTGTTGATCCAATTGTGATCGGCGCTTGGTGGACCGGGCAAGGTGGAACAGGAATCAAGTGTGGATGGTTATTGTCACCTTGTCTACTGATCCCGGTTCCATTAACAAAAACATCGGGTGACATTTCCAGTCGGCGCGGGACAGAACAATGAACCACATCAACATCCACCATATCTCCTCTACAAATTGCTGGCATATTATTCTCCTTATGCGTTTGCTCTTTCACTAACCATCAATAATTTAAGGCGAAGTGCCCATAACGCCATGTCCCTATGTTCTGCCTCCGTATGTCCTGCGCCTTCGTCTGCCAAATGCGGCCCACTCATTGGGGGGTGATAATGATTGTTGGTATTTAGTGTGCTATCATCTGCTGTCTCAAGAACAAGGTGGTTCTCAGACTCAGTTGCCGGGTAACTATTTGGAACAGATATCCAATCCTCTCGAAGGAGTTTAGCTAATGCATCTACCGAAGCTGCTTCACACATTACCTGTCCATCATCCTCTAATAACAACTTATCCTCAATAGAAACACTGTAGGTTGTTCCCTCAACTGTAACCAAATTGACCGTTTCCATCATTATCCCTTGAGTTGCGGTTGCATCAATCGTCCCTGTCTCCAGCAATATCTCGTTAGAAGGCAACAGTGTACCCAAGTCTGGAATGAAACTAATAACGTGTTTTAAGGTAGTCAAGTCAATCGCATCGTAGTCAGTATACACCACCGTTTCATTAGACGAATTAATTATAGTAAACGCATGTGCCATATTGTTCTCTATTCGTCTTCACTTGGATTTAAGTGAATATTCGGACCGCCATCAATTGTAATGTCACCCAAAGATTCAATTCCAATGGCACCAGAAGATGCATGGTCCCAAGTGGTTCCTGTTGTACTAGTCCATGCAGTACCAACAATTTGACTCAGCGTACTCTCTGAGTGGATCGTCATTCCTAGCTTAGACTTCATATTTAATGTGTTGCCAAGAGCCTTCATGGAGAAAATGCCCGTTCTGGTTGACTCTGATAGATCACCTTTTACATTCAATACATAATCCGAGAGGGAGGCTATATAGATTCCTGTCCCGTCTTCGTTTGAATCCATAATCTTACCTGTCGCCTGGAGGCAGTACTGCCCACCAACAAGTTCCCACTTAGTTTTATCAATATTATTCCACACATCACCATGAACATTGCCATTAACATCCTCGTTAATATTAAATGCATAGTTGCCCACAATCTCTTCTTCACGGTTGCCTGGAACGGATTCACCATCAGCGTCTAATTTAGCACCAATCTTAACACGCTCATTTCCATGCACCTTGCGATAGAAGTCTCCTTCTATCTCCTGTATGTAGTCACCCTTGATGAGCTCTCTTACCGAACCCTCTACCGTAATATTCTGTGACCCTTTGATAACGATATTCTCATCTTTGATAACAATCTCGTAGTTATTTCCAACTATTTTGGTGACCATGCTGCCGTCTGGGTGTATCTCCTCAAAGGTTCCTGCCGTGTGCTGACGAAACATTCGTTCTGCGCCTGGGCTGTCATCTACTTCTGTGATGTGTCCAGACTCAGATTCGAATACATGGTTGTAAGGATACGCCGAAGAAATATAGGGATTCGCATCTGCAATAATGCCCTTGGGGTCAGGTTCTTCCCAAAAACCACGATCCTCTTGTATTGGGGCGGTGGATACGTTTAAAAGATATGGTTTGGTTGCGGTTGGAATGCCTGTTGCATTTTTGGTCGCTTCAAGGTAATCCGCGAGATCATCTTCCAGCTTGGCCTCCGCTAGGTCTGCTGGGTCACCTCGCAATCTCTGATCTCTACGGTCAATTAATGATTGATGTCCTTCAGATGCAGTGCCGCGAGCAAGTCGGTTCGTATCTGACTCACCAACATCGTGGCCACTATTTCTTATGCCAGGATATGGTCCAAAGGTTGGGGTAGGTTTAAAGGGGTCTTGGCTCCTATCATTATCTCCCCGTGGGTCATTAAATCCTTTAGTTGGATCAGCCGCAGCAAAAGGAATGCCGGGTAAAGACCCCATAATGACGGGTTGTTGTTTCTCGTTGTCACGAAAGAACCCTACAACCCAAGACCCTTGCGTTAAGAACGAGGGAGTATGACCTAATCCCTGCATAGAAGGATCAGTCACAGGATGCATTACATGCGCCCAAGGTAAATCGGTAGTCTTGATTTTTGTTAAGCTATCGCTATGAAGTCCCAGAACACGAACACGAACTCGGCCGAGTTCTTCTAGATCGTTCCTATCTTCAACAACACCAACGAACCAACTGAAACCATCTTTTCCCATAAAGTTTTGCATGAAACTATTTATAAGAGTTTAGTGAAGGTCTGGATCTCGGCCGAGTCCAGTGTTTTCTAGAGCAACCCAGTTATATTTTTCTATACTGAAAGTTTGTTCTGGTTCACTATCTTGCATTGCCATAAGCATCTCTGATGCATCATCCAAAGTTAAGCCATCAATAATAACTTTCTTTTTTACAATTTTGTATCTTACCATAATTGTTTCCTTTTAGAGATAACCAAATACTTTATACCCCCACCTTTGTTTTACATACAGGGTTTTGTATTTAGATAGTGGGAATTATCTCTTTGGGAAGAATGTAGTCTTGCTTGTCTCCAAAGCCTATCACCTCAATATAGATAGAATCCAAAGACTTAGGTTTAACAGGAACATACCTCTTTAGCTTCTTGGACTTGTATAGGAACACTCCATCCACCAACTTCAAATCATCATAGGAGTCTTTGTCAGACCCAATCGCAGTTAGGGTGCCTCGAAGGATTCCACCATACTCATCACCATACATAATTTTATCACCAATATTCATTTCTCTTCTCTTTCTATAGATATACATAACTTGTTGATATAACAGGGTCGTGAGTTGAGCTAAGGCCCCACTCCCTAGTGGTAGTCACCACCTTAATACGCCGCTCGTGGTTGGATGTCTTCACTTCCTCGCCGAGGAACTCCTCATAGTATTCAACCGTCACTGTCTTAAATGGTTTCATTATTTTAATCCTTTCATCTCCATACTATTAGCAATATCTAACCACCTCAAATCTGATGTTCGTTCTGACTCCGGCATCTCTTTAATATTTTTTGTTCGATCATATGGTATCGTGGCAAACTGATATACAATCTCCTCTGCCCTTTCACCAACAATCTCTTTCAATTTTTCCCTAGTGAATACATCACCTCCGGGCCTGTTATGTTCCCCATTATACATAGAATGAAATAGTCCTGCATCAACTAGATAGTTTGGAGCATCCTGTGTTTTCAATATCTCTGCGACACCCTGCAAATGTTTCATCCTACGCTTTAGAATTGGTGCAATCTCATATAATGTAGCATCTGGTATAACCTTATCTTGAAGGTGATGCTTTAGATATAACTCAAGCAGCAATATTTTATCTGTAAAGCTCAACACTTTATTTGTTTCATCCATATTATACTCTCTCCTTAAATGTAATGTATCCAATTTAATAATTTTTATTGACCGTTTTCAAATTTGGTTGATTTTTCATATTACCTTCCCACATTTCAGTCATCTCAGAAAGCTCCTTATCACTTATATTATAATATGCTTTGTGGGGTGTATCAAAAAGACTATCTATAAATTCTGGAATCATTCTTGAATGGTCCCATCCAGCAACAAGAGAATCTACTGCATCAGCAATATCTAACTGTATCACATCATCTTTCAATTGTGAAGGTGGCATCTTATCTATATGTTTAGCTCTGTGCCAAGGGGTATAACAGTAGGTATACATAACCTCTGTTGCTTGTTCTCCTATGATATTTGTTATTTCTTCCCTCGTGAATATAGGTGCAACTACCCCACCAGTAATAACACCTCTAGACTGGCCTGCAAGACCGTGATATAACCCAGCATCAATCAAATATTCTGGAGCACCTCTTCTTTTTAAAACAGATGCAGTACCTTGTTGATGTTCCATTATACGTTCCATAAACTTATTAATTTTTTTTTGGCTTGCGTTAGGAAATTTTTCTTTTAATTTTTTCCCAATTCTAAATTCAAGTCGCTCAACTTTTTCCGTAAAAGTCATTCATTCCCCCATAATTAATATACGTCATTAAAAAATATTTAGCATAGCCTGGACTTATTGGAGGGTTTCCTCTGTGGAGATAATTCCATGTGGGGGGAAACATTAATAATCTTCCTTTTACAGGTTTTATTGTATCACCCAAAATAGGAAATACAGTTTCACCACCATTAAAGTCATCGTTTAAATAAACCATAAGAATAAGGATACGTTTTGCTCCAGCGTGACTAGTAACATCAACATGATCCTTAAATTGTTCATCATTCTCACTACCAGTTCCACATAGAAACCTCTTCATACGAAATTCTTCCCACCCAATCCTTTTAGGAAATTGTGTTGGGTGAAGGTTCACATCTTTTTTATATCGCTCAACTATATTTTGAAACTTTGGCATAACCAATTTATTCAGATGATCAAATCGATCAAACCCCATTGGGTTCATACGTTGGCAATTACAATTACCACAAATCTGATGGCCATCAGGACGAACAGGTCCGACACAGATACCAGTTTCTTCCACCTCTTCAGAATCTTTTTCCATTGTCTCTTCAAACATAGAAACATATGCATTACACATTTCTGGGTCTATAAAATTATCATAAACTCTAGTATAATGATTCATTAAGTATTCTGCCATCTCAATTCCTCATCTGCTAAACCGTCAGTCAATGATTCAGTTGCAGCAATATTTCGTTTGAAAGCTTTCCCATCATAGCTATTAATTTTGGTTTTGTCAATATAATTTGCATGTGTCATCAAGAAATATTTAGCACCCAACTTTGATGGCCCAAGGGGAGGCGCGCCATGATGCAAATATGTCCATGTTGGGGGGAACACAAACACCATACCCTTCTTTGGTTTAACCTTAGAACCAAATAACGGAAACACAGTTTCTCCACCGTGGAAATCATCATTAAGATATACCATCAGACATAAAAATCTCTTAGCATGGGCAAAAGAATATACATCAACGTGGTCTTGCAAACCATGATAATTGTTAGACCCATATATATTATTTTTGTCACCGCCCTCAATCAGAAATCGTTTTATTCTCAACTCTTCCCAACCAAACTGTTTTGGCCATTGACACTTATGAATATCAACGTCTTTCTTATACTGTTCAGAAACCTCTACAAACCTCTCAATAGTAATATTATTCAGTTCATCAAACCGACTATACTCCTGTGGGTTTAACCGCATACAGTTACAACTACCACATATCTTGGTTCCATCAGCACGATAACAAACACTAAGTTTTCGTTGCTTTTCAGCATCAACCCGCAGCGTCTCCTCGTAGAGCTCGATATACTCATCACAACGGTCATCTGAAATCATCCCGTCATATACGCGGCAATAGTAATCTATATCAATTTGCCCCATACTTAAACTCCGTCTCTGCTGCAAGGTCAAGCTTGTGCATGATGTCCTCAGTGAAATACTTTTCTGGTTCACTCAGAATAGTCTTACCAAACTGTTTGGACCCGTCAGGAAGCTCGAACCTTGTGGAAACCTTCTTGAAGATTTCATACTTCTCTGCAAGCTCCAGCAATCCATAGTAGCGGTCCAAGCCTTTGTCATAGGTCAGCCGAACATCCACCATCTTGTTCTCCTTGGTAAGGCGACTCTTGTGGTTCTTGCAATGAATAATGTTTCCAACCACCTCAGTGCCATCCTTATCTTTGCGCTTGCTCAGATAGATGATAGAGCTTGCCGCATACTTCAACCCTGATCCACCACCCATTTCCTTTTGGGGAAACATCGAGCCCACAACGTCATAGGTATGATTGGTAACTACCATTGGGACTTTCGCGCGCCCAAGCTTAAGAGTCAGAACTCGAAACGCCGCTTTGAGAACCTGGGCACGAGTCATATCCCGTGTCTCTTTACCATCCGCAGTGTCCTCGACTTCCTTGGTGGTACTCAGCATACCCAGGGAGTCCAGGCAGAGAAACAGCGGCTTACGGTCTGCTTCATTCTGCGCGAGATACCCGTCAAGAACCTTGAGGGCCTGGGTGCGAAACTCCTGCACTGTGGTAACAGGAAAGACCACCATACGCTTGGGATCAATTCCCCGATCTGTCACCATATTCTTGGTAATCGCACTCTCACTCTCAAAATATATGACACCTGCATTCGGGTTTTTGTCGAGAAACGACTTGACAATACCCATAAGAAAATACGTCTTACCCGTTGCACTCTCTCCTGCAAGCGCTGTGATCTTATTAGAGGGCATGCCCCCGTATATGGAACCACTCAGCAATCCATTCAGAATGTAAGAGCCAGTGTCAATAAAACTGTCCACATCCCCTGCCTCTACACCATCATCAACGATGGCTGCATACTCATTACCAACTTGCTTAATAACGTCTCTTAGAAAATCGTTCATGTATTCACTCCTGTTAGCAGATAAAAATATATTGTAATAATTATTATATACCCTAACACAATAAATGTCAAGGTATATATGATATATTTTAATGATTTAAGGGGGTGACGTAGAAAGCAACAAATACCAAACCCAATTAAAAATAATATTAATAATGTTTCCATTTTATTTACAGTACACTCTACCTAAAAAATTCCATGTATAAGTTTCACAATTAAGAGAAAGAAGATATGAGACATACTCCCCATGATTCATGCATATATTCTGATTATCAAAAAACCGAATAAGCTGACAATTTTTTCCTGTAATAACATCGAGCCCATGCTCAGTGGATGACTTTCCTGTTTGATCTGTTAATATTATATCACCAACAGCGCTTGACGCAGTTACCCATAAAGGAACTACTCCAGTGCATCCATTAAGCATTAAGGTAATTAGGCTTACATATATTATATTTAACTTAAAGGTGATAATATTATCTCCTCACATTAACCTCTTTGAATATTACTTTCTATATCAGCAATCCTCTGGGTTAGATACTCAATTACTATAGGGGAAACTCTCTGATTTAATACTGCAAGATTCTCTAACTCTTTCTTAAACACAGTTATGGTTGCTATGTCAACGCTGCTGATATTATTCATATAATTATCATACCTCTTATGAGAACTTGTTATATTTATATAAAAGTAAAGGGTAGTGCAAATGAAAGCCTGTCAGTTTTGGAGGGGGGTGTTATTTTTTTCCCAGTTAAGTCAGCAAAGGTCGCTGAGGTTTATGGGGGGGTAAGTTTCCCACGAAGGTTTCACGATGAAGGGGTCAAAATCGGAAAATATATATGTCTAACTTAGATCTATCCTTATAGATTAGGTAGACTCTTCCAGTCTTGACCCCCCCCTTAGTCTCTCAAAATTCAGAGCATAACCTTGCCCTCATTCTGAAGACTCCACTAATCCTCAGTGGGATCCCCTCACCATCAGGTGGACCGTAATCTCCATCTTCCATGTCCCATGTCATATCCTTGACCATTCCTGAGAACTTACTCAGAGCATCCTCATATGAAGACTCGAATACCTCACAGTTAGAGGAGTATGAGTATTGTCGCTTGACCTCTATCTCATACCGATAGTTCCCATACGCCCAGAGATACATGGGAGTAACATCATCAAGGGCGCTCTTGCCTGTTGCACATAGTGTAGTCATTGTCTATATCTCCTATCAAATAATTTCTCTACCCTCTTACGCCATGCCATGAACTCCTTGAAGCCCCTCTCAGTAGGACGGGCCCCTGTCTCAAAGCAGGTCTCATTGTACATCTCTTTATATTCTTTCATAGTCATCTCAATAACCTCTCTTATTTCCTTGATTATACCTAAGTATACCATACTCAGGAGGGTTTGTCAAGAAGAATCTGAGCCATCCTCTGTGACATTAATATCACACATCCTCTGAGGTAGGCTCATATCTCTCTGAATCATAGCTGTAGTGATTCTCCAGCCTCTTACGCTCCTCAACGTAGTCCCTGAACCCCTGGGGTGACATGTCTAGCCTGGCCTGTATGCAGTGATCTGCATAACTCACCCCATATGCGGCGTATGTCTTTCTGTATTCTTCTATAGTCATGTCTTATGTCCTATCAACCATCCTACAAGCAGATAGTAACACACTGTCAAGGGATTGTCAAGTCATTTCTGCAATTATTCTGAATTAATTTGGGGGTTCATAAGAGCAGGCCTGAGAGTATAGGCTATATAGGGGGCATAGGAGGACCATGTGCGTGGTTGCAGTCACTGGCGGGGTGCTG